TCTTCATATGTCTGTTTAGCGAACCGGTATTCAGCCTCATCCAGAACACCCTCCGTAAATCTTTCAAACAAATGCTCCCGCCTGCCGTTCACCCTCTTCAGTTCCTGAGAGATATAATTGATCTGGCCAACATACTTATCGATCAGGCTTTTCTCCTTCATTGATCCTCGCATCTGTTTCAGCAGTTTTTCCTGATCAAGAGCCGCTGTTACCTGCCCCTGGATAACAGCAATCACAGCCGCTTCCACATCAGAGTATCGAATCATCCTCCTTGAACAGTTCCTGTATCCGCTGTCGAGATAACCGCCGCAGACATAATAGGAATGTTCCTGGTCCATAGGAATATGCTTCTGATTCGCCTTTACAAACCTCATCCTCTTCCCACAATCACCACAGTAAATCCTTCCCTTGAAATGATTTATGATCTGTTCCCTGAGAGGAGCATGCTTATCCATTTTTTCCTTCATTTCCTTTGCTCGTTCATCGAACAAAGCCTGTACCTTGTCATATAGTTCCCGACTGACAATCGCCTCATGCGCATCCGGTATTATCCTCCATTCATCAGGTTTTGCCCTATGGCACTTGATTCCCTGATATAAGGATTTCGGCATCCTCCCATATACCAGTTCCCCGGTATATGTAGAGTTTTTCATGATGTCGATGATCGTCCTTCCATGCCAGATGGTATGCTTATATTTCTCCGCATGCCAGATACCCAGTTCAACCTTACGCTTTGCCGGCGTAACAGCGCCCATATCATTAAGCCGTCTGCAGATCTCGCTATGTGAAACTCCTGCTGCCTTCCACTCAAAGATCATCCTCACATACGGAGCAACTTTTTCATCCACTTCATAGCGATATGCCCTGGTCTTTGACTTCACATAGCCATAAGGCGGAAATGCCGGCAGATACTCCCCCTTTTCCTGCCTTGCTCTGAAGGATGTAATGATCTTCCGCGAAATGTCCTTTGCGTACACATCATTCATCATATTCTTCAGCGGGATCATCAGCGCCCCTTCCGCATCATCAGAAGTCAGGCTGTCATACCCGTCAGTGATTGATATGAACCGCACACCCAGGAACGGAAAAATCTTTTCCAAATACTGTCCCGCTTCTATGTAGTCACGTCCGAAACGGCTCAGATCCTTTACCAGAATGCACTGAACTTTTCCGCCCTTAACATCCTCCATCATCCGCTGGAACTCCGGCCTGTCAAAGTGAGTACCTTTCTTCCCGTTATCCTCATAGATATCGTAAAGCTTCAGATCCGGATGCTCGGCAATATACTCCTTGCAGATACTCGTCTGGTTCTCAATGGAATCCCCGTCATCATCTTTTCCGCTGTTCTCAATGGAAAGCCTCACGTAAACCGCAGTTTTGTAATAGCTGTTCTCAATTACCGACGCTGCGGCTGTTGTTTCAATATTCTTCCTGCTTTTTCTTGCCATGCCGCACCTCCTATACCGCCTGCCTGCTGTAATCTTCCAGCATCTTTACAACTTTTTCCGCTTCATCAGCATGCCGGAATACAACCTCAGCCCTGCCGCCTTCAAATACATTGACCTGTCTGATCAGATCCACAACCATGCTCCTGTTCACGGAAGTAATGTTCCTGTACTTTTTGAAAGTTTCCATCCATGAAAGAGAATCCCGGTTCCTGCTGACTGCCTGTTCCCTTTCATCTTCAATCGCCCAGATAGCAGCCTCCGCTTCCGCAATCTTAGCAGCATAGCTTTTTTTGAACAGGAAATATTCATCCTGCCCGATCAGGCCTTCCTGCAGGTTCTCATACAGTTTCAGCTTGAAGGACTTATTTCTCTCGATTTCCTCCTTCAACCTGACCACCTGCGCATCATAATTAAAAACATTGGCCTGCTTCTCCGGAAGAGAATCTACTATAGCAAGCATCTTCTCCATTTCACAGACAGAATCAATCTGCTTTGACACCATCTGCAGAACCACATCTGTAAGCTTTTCTTCCGATATAGAATGCGTACTGCACCCTTTTCCGGCTTTCTTCGTAGAGCAGATGAAATAGGAATATGCCTTGCCGCCGGCATTATAGGATTTTCTGACCATGTTCTGACCGCAATCAGCACATTTTACAAAGCCGGAAAGCGGATATACCACATCTTCTTCCGGAGCAATGCGGATATCTTTCGCAAGGATCATCTGCACAGAGTCAAACATATCCCTATCAATAATCACTGGAATAACTCCCTCAACCCGGATCCAATCTGCTTCATCCCTTGGCATTATCTTTTTGATCTTATAATTCGGTGTGCCGACTTTGCCCTGTATCAAAACGCCGGTATATATCTCGTTTGTCAGGATCCTTGTCACTGTCTTGGATGACCACAATGCTTTCTTGTGTACCCTAAAGTTCGTTTGAACCTTCATTCCAAGAGAAAGCTTATATTCCATCGGACATAACACGCCCTGCATGTTCAACTTATTCGCAATACGCCCCTGGCTCATTCCCTGTATCTTCCATTTGAAGATTGCCCGGACGATCTCTGACGCATATGTGTCCACCACAAGCTTATTGTGATCCTCTTCATCCTTCAGATACCCATATGCGGCAAATGCGCCTATGAACTGTCCCTTTTTCCTCTTGATCTCCAACTGTGATCTGATCTTTACCGAAATATCTTTGCAGTATGCGTCATTGATCAGGTTCTTGAACGGAATGATCAGAGAATCCGACTGGTTCCTGTCCAGGCTGTCATAATTGTCATTAATTGCAATAAAACGCACACCGAGAAAAGGAAATACCCTCTCGATGTAATTGCCTGCTTCTATATAGTTTCTTCCAAAACGGGAAAGGTCTTTGACCACCACGCAGTTTATCTTCCCGGAACGGATGTCTTCCATCATTTCCTGAAATGCCGGTCTGTCAAAGTTGACGCCGGAATATCCATCATCGGTTTTCTCCGAAACTGCATGAATCTCCGGATGTTTTGACAGAAAATCCCTGATAAGGGCTTTCTGGTTGATAATACTGTCGCTCTCCAGCTTATCGCCATCATCACGCGACAGTCTTGCGTAAATGCACGCATTGTAAGAATTGATTTTACTCATATTGGCAGCTCCTTTCGACTTGATCGCTCTTGCCGAAACAGCCGCCTGTAACATGACCGCTCATCCTCAGTCACAATTTTAGTTCGACCTGAGCCTATATTACCGTGCTTTTTCCAAACTTTCCATGACGTTCTGACGGATGGCGGTTATCGGTTCCTGAGATAGTGTTCCATCCTGTCCTCCAGCGTTTCATCCGTATCGGAGAAGGTAGCCTTTACAATGATGTCACCGCATTTATAGACATACGGATTCTTGATCTGCCGGATAAAACTCTTAATCCGCTCTTCCTTCGGCAGCGTCCTGTCTATATGCACATCCCTGATATCCACAAGCGTTTCCGGATCCACGGTTCTTATATCCACGGCTTTCATTTCTTCCAAAGTCATCATTTATTTGCCCGTCCTTTCTGAGGACTCTTTCCTCAAGTCACAGGCAACGAAAATGACCCGGATTTTACCCACCAACGAAAAAAAGCCTGCGAACATCAGAATTTCTCCCAATGCCCGCAGGCGTAGTAACGATTCGTTATTCAGTTTACAGCAGCTTCTCCACCTCTTTTGCCTTCAGCACCTTCCCGGTCGAAACCACCTTACCATCAATCACCAGTGCCGGCATGCTCATAACACCGTAACTCATAATCTTTTCCATATCTGTGATGTACTCCACCTCTGTGTCAATGCCCTTGTTCGCCACAGCTTCCTTTGTAGAATTCAGAAGCGCCTCACAGCTCTTGCATCCAGCTCCTAATACCTTAATGTTCATGTCCTTATCCTCCTTCAGATGAATAGATTTTGAAATACATTAAAGCCATATCCGACAATGATAATACCCACCGTACAGATGGCTATAAATGTTCCTAACAGCTTCGGCTTGATCGCCTTTTTCAGCATAATGAGTGACGGAAGGCTGAGTGTCGTAACCGCCATCATAAAGCTGAGAATCGTTCCCAGAAGCGCTCCCTTCGCCAGAAGTGCTTCTGCCACCGGAATCGTTCCAAAAATATCCGCATACATCGGAACTCCTACAATCGTAGCCAGGATCACACCAAACGGATTCTTACTTCCCAGTACGGTCTGAATCCAGCTCTCCGGAATCCAATTATGGATCAGTGCACCGATGCCAACACCAATCAGGATGTACGGAAACACCTTCTTAAATGTCGTTATCACCTGATCCTTGGAATAAACTATCCTGTCCTTCACAGTCAGCCCCGGTGCCTCTATATCCACGGTGCTGTTGCTGTTCCTGATAAAATCAGCAATCTGATCTTCCATGTGCAGCTTCTCAATCACTGTACCGCCGATTACGGCAATCACCAGTCCCAGCACCACATAGACGATAGCAATCTTCGCCCCGAAGATACTCATCAGGAGCACCAGACTCCCTAAGTCCACCATCGGGGATGAGATCAGGAATGAAAATGTCACTCCCAGAGGAAGTCCGGCACTGGTAAAGCCCATAAATATCGGTATAGATGAGCAGGAGCAGAACGGCGTTACAGTACCAAGTAAAGCCCCTACGATATTCGCACCCACACCATGAAATCTGCCCATGATCTTTCTACTCCGCTCCGGAGGAAAGAAGCTCTGGATGTATGAGATCAGGAATATCAGTACACACAGCAGCACAGTGATCTTGATCACATCATAAATAAAAAACTGTATGCTTCCACCGATCCTGCTTCCGGTATCTAGTCCAAAGGCCGACAGAATCTTTTCTATCAGGCCATTCAGCCATTTCATTCCAAGTATCTGATCCTGTATAAACGTCCACATATTTCAAAACCTCTCTTTCGACTTATTTGCAATCCTCACCAATGTCAGCATTACCGGTACTTCTGTCAGCACTCCGACCGTAGTTGCCAGAGCCGCAGGACTTGTTGTACCGAATAAAGCAATGGCAACAGCTACCGCAAGCTCAAAGAAGTTGGACGCTCCGATCATCCCTGCAGGTGCTGCAATGTCAAATGGCAGTTTCAAAAGTTTAGCCGCTCCAAACGCGATAAAGAAAATCAGAAAAGTCTGGATAATGAGCGGTACCGCAATCAGTACAATGTGAACGGGCTTTAAAAGGATCACCTCTGCCTGAGAACTGAAGATAATGACCAACGTCAGAAGCAGACCAATCGTAGTCACATTGTCAAATCTGTGAAGAAAGGCATTTTCAAAGTATTCCTGTCCCCGATGCTTTATCACGCCTACTCTTGTGATAATCCCCGCCGCAAGTGGAATGACTACGAAGAGTATGATGCTCACAAACAATGTGCTATACGGAACACTGACATCAGAAACGCCAAGCAGGAATTTCACGATTGGGACAAACGCCACCAGTATGATCAGGTCATTTGTTGCCACCTGAACCACCGTGTAGGCTGGATTCCCTTTGGTAAGTGTGCTCCATACAAATACCATAGCCGTACATGGTGCAGCGCCAAGCAAGACCGCACCTGCAAGATACTCCGTTGCCAGATCGGGCGTAATAAAGCCTTTGAAAACAATAAATAAAAACAGAGCTGCGATTCCATACATTGTAAAAGGCTTGATCAGCCAGTTCACGATCCAGGTGAGGAACAATCCCTTTGGATTCTTACCGACCTGCTTCACACTACGAAAATCCACCTTCATCATCATTGGATAAATCATTACCCAGATCAGGATTGCGATTGGAATCGATATCCCGGAAATTTCCAGCCTTCCAAGTTTGTCAGGTATTGCGGGGATAAACCGTCCAATCAATACCCCCACCAGCATGCAGCCAAGCACCCACCATGTCAGATTCTTTTGAAATGAACTGATTCCCTGTTTCTGATTATTCATATCCTATTCCTCTCTTATAGACATATTGCAATTTTTCTATATAATGGTTGAAAGATTAGCCGACAGGCTATCCCATCGGCTTCTTTAGCTATTCTTACAGTTGTGACAGATACAATCAGGCTTATCCTCAAATACTCTTCCAAGAGTCTGATGCATCCGATCAAGAGCTTCCTTATCCAGCTTATAATAAATGTTCTTTCCTTCTCTTCTGTCGGTCACGATACCGGCCTCTACAAGGACTCTCATATCGTGTGACAGCGTAGGCTGCGTAATGTGGAACTCTTCCAGTATTTCGCATGCACACAATTCTCCGCAGGAAAGCATATCGACGATCCGAAGTCGTTTCGGATCAGACATCGCTTTGAGCATCTTCGCCGTATCAATATAGATCTGTTCCATTCGCATCACCTCACTCATAGAACTTTTTCTATATGTCAGAATAACAGACATATAGAAAAATGTCAATGTGTTTTTCAAAAAAATAACGCCGGCAGAGAACTCAGTCTCCACCAGCCGTCATTCTTAAATCCTACGGACGAAATCCAACGAGATCCATCCGATTCCACTTTTCAGCCTGCCCCATCCGGCAGAGCTGCCTTTACCACTTCTCACTTCCATGATCGTGTACACACCGATCGGAATAAACTGAACCCTGTCATAATCGGTTCCAGGCCCCTTCCGTATATTCAGATCCGAAATACTGACCTTCACCAGGAACGGCACCTTCACCGCAGGCTCCGCCGCCTTCGGCTCATACACCATTTTGCCATCTGCATCGAACACCTTGTATCCCGGATTCTGATCCGCACACTTCTCCGCATTGTCCAGGATCTTATAAGCACCCTTCTGTGTCTTACTATCTGCCCAGGACTTCCTGACACGGTACCAGCGGATCACATCGCCACCGGAATCCTTTACGTCATACTGAGTCAGGTTCCACCTCTCAATGATGGAGATCAGCTTCTCCATATAGGTCAGGCTTGTCGCATAGCCGCCGTCCTTTATGATCTGCACAGCCTTCTTGTAATCCGTGCATTCCTTCAGACCTGCATATCTCAGATTGCTCCCGTTCTTTGCCCCAAGCAGGTAAGCGGAGTGATCAGCAATGGAATCCTCGATACAGGAATACTTCCGGAAGTCAGCAGTAATCGTGACCATGCTGCCGTCAGGATTCTGTTCCTGCGTCTTCTTCGTGTACTTGCTCTTGCCGTCCCAGCTGGATCCGCTCCAGCTATTCCCTGACAGACTGCACTTCATCCCGAAGATGTTGTTGGCATTCTGAGCCAGTTCACTCTTCCCGTAGCCGGATTCCAGAATAAACTGAGCCAGCGACACCGATGCCAAGATGCCGCTCTTCTTCTGGTCTGCCGTAAACAGCGCACCGACCTTCTTGATTGCATCTGCCTCAGACAGATTCTTCAGAACCGAAGCCTGCGTTCCCTTTGCAATCGACCCGCCGCTGGAATCAGCGGATCCCTGCAGCGCCTTCGTCACCTTTTCTGCCAGATCCCCCATCCTCGCATACATCCAGTTGCCCGGACAGGACTTATTCGCAAACCACCTGTGAACCGTCAGGATCATCTCCCCGCTCTTCGGAGAATAATTCAGCGTCTTGTCCTTATCCCCAAACCAGATCAGCTCATTCTTGCCGTTACGCTTGCAAATATCAATGCAGAGCTTGATCAGAGACTGATACACCACATCCCTGAACGCATACGGCTCTGTGGTATCAGATGCGCACTCGATCGTGATCGCCCTCTGGTCATTAGCATTGCTGGAAGAACACCAGGAACGGTTCTTCTCTTCCACATACAGAGCCACCCTGCCATCCCGGTCGATGCCGTAGTTGCTGGATGCCTGCGTGGACTGCTTCTCAAACCATTCCCCCAGGCCTTCCGCCGTACACTGACCGACCACACAATGAGGCGTGATCCGGTCAATGCTGTGCGTCCTCTGGCCAGAATGGTTCGGAGAAAGCTTCTTATAAACCACCATAGAACTGTTCGTATAAGCCATTATTCTTCACCTTCCTTTTCGTCTTTGCCATCCTCGCCATCCTTGCCATCATCTTCCTTCTCGCTCCTGTCATGCAGCTGCTCCAACACCTTATGGAGCTTGCTCGGAATCGGAAGTCCCAGATACGCCGCATTCTCCACAAGACTCAGGCCTTCATTGGAGATGTAGAAGAAAATGATCGCGGTTCTTAAGACTCCTGCTTCTCCGAAAATGTGTGTATCCAGCAAATGCCCGATGCCAACCAACGCGAAGATCAGAACCTTCCTGCAGATCCCCTTGAAGCCCACGGCGCTCGACAGCTTTTTATCCGCCACTGCGCACATGACCCCTGTGATGTAATCCAGCACCACAAACGCCAGAAGCGCATAAAGCAGGCCGTCATTTCCGCCCAGGAAATAGCCAAGCCAGCCGCCTACTGCCGCAAAGATCGCCTGAATCACATTCCAAAACTCCTTCATTTCACATGCCCTCCTTCGCATAAAAATAGGCGGCTCCCATATCGGGATATCCGCCTTAACAACACCTATTCATTTATCCAACCCTTACGTCGCCGTCTGCTCCGTCAGTGTGTAAGTGATCTTCATTGTCTTATCTGCATTCTTCACCACTGCCTGACTCAGATTGCAGATCGTAGCCAGATACGGAGTCAGCAACCATGTATATCTGTACTGGTTCAGATAAGCGCCGCCCCATGCGAAAACATATTCCTTGTACTGGAAGAACGGCGTAGATACATTCCCGCAATGCTCCCCGGCAAATAACGGGATCACATGATCATTCACATCGATCTCAAAATCATACGCCACGATAATGTCATTGAGAATGGTAAGGCAGCAGTCCGTACTGCCGGTCTCCCCGATGCATCTCATGGCGGAAGTAAATCCCAGACTGATCAGAGTCACATCCGTACTGTTGGAAATATTGATCTTATACACACCGGTCTTGTCATAAGACGGCACATACAGATACCCGTTTCTCACTACAGCACTTCTGTTCCCTGACGGATAACTGGATCCTTCCTTGAAGCTTCCCATCGTCATCAGCGTAGCATTGGAAAGCGTCCACTGTCCTTCCGTAAAGGTGTAGTCGCTCTTCCTGATCTTGATCCAAAGCACTGTCGCATTTCCGGAGGAATTACCCTGATTGGCAAAACCATACCAGTACCCGTCTCCGCCATCCATGAAGATTCCATACGGCGTATAGCTTCCGTAAAAATGGAAGGTGCTGCACTGGAGAACCGTTGTATCCTCCAGCACCAGTGTGGAATCATCCAGCTTCTCATTCAGTCCGATATCAAATACCGGGATCCGGTACCGCTTAATCGTTACGGTATTGCTCGCATATCCCAGGGAATAAAGCTTCGCATTCTCAAAATCCACAGTCACCGTCCTGAACAGATCGTTGATGAATCCATCCCCGTCATCCAGGCTGACCTTCTTGATTTGAAGCAGCGTGGTATCCACCGCCACCTCAGATCCATAGGCATTTGCTCCGCCCTGCTTGGAAGTAAGTCCCACCGCTGTGATCGTGCCGTTTCCCTGCGAAGGCGTAAACTCCCAGACAAACTTATAACCGTCTGTCAGCTTCATGCTCTCCGTCAGGTTCATGCTTCCCCTCTTGGTATTCGCCGTAGCATTGACATCATTGGAAGCATAAGCCACCGGCAGATTTGTTGACGGCAGATAAATGTTATTCGCCTGTTCCGTGATGGAACCCGGAAAAAGCAGGATGCCCCCGATCATGTTGGGACAGATCGGAAGCAGCGCATCATTCCAGGTCAGGGAATCATCATACTGACCGCCAGCCTTATACATGACGCCCATCGGATTTACTCCCAGAATGTCATTGACGGCATTGGTGACCATATTGGTCTCCGATACCGTCTCTTTCACTCCTGTATTCTGGTCTTCCAGTTCAATGACCAGATTTCCTGTATATCTTTTCATCGTAACCTCCTTAAGTGTTACTGCCCGGCACATCCACAACCATCGCAAAACCGCCAACGGCTGTCCTGCCATTCTTCACATCCGAATAGTACAGTCTCATGGTTTCCTTGACCTCCCATTCATCCGCTTCCGTGAATGCCTTCACCTGAAGCCGTCCGTTCTGACTTCCATCGCCGATTCTGAACAGGTCAACATACTCTTCAATATCGATCCTGCCGTCCCATGCTGCTGAAGCACCCATGCTCTGGCCGGAAATGGAAGCAATGCACATCCCGGTATCCACCGCAGCCGTGCCGCCCTCGCATCGCATGTAGACATTGAAGATATTCGTGTAGTTCGGTACCACATTCTCGATCGGATAGTACAGAAGGATTGTATGCCTTCCAGAGTGCCAGTTCTCCTGCGGATAATGCACCGGGATCATCTGGTTATTAAACTCAAAGGAAAAGATCACATCCGCATGACCATCCTCCTGCCAGCTCATCGGAAGAGATATTGTTATCGTCTGCTCTTCCGTATTGCCGATCACTACCGGCTCTTCTTCAGGATCATCCGGATCCACCGGCAGATCATCAACAGGGACAGACGGAATCACCACATCCCCGGATGCTGTAACAGACCTTGTCACCGGCTGAGCCGTAACATCCACTATCACCTGCCCGAAGAACTGCGCATGGTTCGCTTCAGTCGTAGCAAACTCGATGGAAATGATCTTCGTATCCACATCCGCCACCGTGAATGCCGATGCATTGGTGAAGGTATGAATCCCGATCTTCCCTGCCTCGATCTGAGCCAGAAGCCCGGAGATATTTTTGTCATTCTTACTCTTCGCCTGGGACAGCTTCGGATTCTTTCCCACGCACTTGATACTCTGCCTTCCTCCGATCTTTATGCTGCTCGATGTAATGCAGGCATACTTCGTAGCGTCCGCCTGTCCTCCGGAAAAGGATAAGATATCCCCCACATCCAAGGCCGGATTCCCGATGGTATCCGAATCAAACGGCACATAGTTCACGACAGCCAGATCATTCAGGATATTTTCACACAGCTGCCGCCTGGTCTCTTCCAGACCGAACTGCAGCAGAGGATTCACACCCAGGTTCATTGTCAGCCCGTCATCCGGATCCAGCGCATAATACTCCGCAATCTGTGTTCGAAGGTTCGTTGAACTGACCGCCGTATATCTCGTGATAAAATCCGAAAAGCTGGAAGTGAACCTGTGCTTCCTCTCAACTGTCAGCACCGGCGTGTTCCCATACTTCCGAAGCTCCAGCTCCCCGGCTCTGTTGATCACGAAAAAACCGCCAAGCACTTGTCCCACATAGAACAGCACATCGCGGTAAGTCTCAATA